GTCAACATGATACTCTGCTGCTTTGTCTAAGTCCTCGTCAAGATAGAATAAATTCATCTATCTCTCCCAGCACTTATAACCTTTACAGTCCTTAACATTGTAGCCAAATGCCTTACAATGAGGACAAGGTTTGTCTTTTGATTGCTTTTTTAGTTCTGTGAATTTTTTCATAACTTATATTATACAAAATATAGAAGGAAAAGTCAAGAACTATTTTTTATTTTCCAAATGCTTTGCCAGCTTCTGAGATACCAAAGGCTCCGAGAGTTACTACTACCAGTGAGGTATATACTGTGTCGCTTATTACTAAGTCCATACCCCAAAATGCCGTAATTAAATCAGCAAGTGCAAATAAACACATAAAGCCAAAAGATATAAACCCAATAATAGATTTTTCATTTATATCATTATTATCTAAAAATAAATCTATAAACTTTCTCTTTGGAGGTGATAATTGTTTCTTAGCTGCCTCTGCTTCTTCTTTCATTGCACCGATAGTATCTTCGGCTTTGTCTAGCTTTTCGATCAAAGCCATATACTTATCTAAGTCTATTTGAACTTCGTTTCTGCTATCTACTCCTTCTGACATTATCTATCCTTAGCTTTGCCCACGTTTAGTGCACACCAGTCCATGACCATATAGACTTTCTTCATTAGTCCATCATCAACTGGGGTTGGGGTTAATGCAGCAATTGCTGAACAAACCATTACTATAGTTGGTACTACGGCGATAAATGCTCCGATCCATTCAAAGAATGCTATCATAGCTTTCTCCTTTTGCTCTTTCGAGCCTTTGCCTTTTAGGCTATTTCATATTTTATGATAGTATTAAGTTTTATATCTTCCCATCTTTTATCATGGATTCTATATGCTAAAATACTATCAGAATCCGACTGGTTTATTTTATTACTAAAATAGGTCGGATCTAAAGTACATCGAGCTATTCTTTCTTCACCAGACACTAAGCTGGTGAAATAAATATCTACGACATTCTTTTCTAAAACTGATTTAATATCTGAAAAGCGTATCATAAAGGTTCGCCATTCAGAGGATTTTGATTGTTAATTTTTCTTTTTTCTGTTCTTGATGCTTGGTAATGTTGAATATAAGGTTCTGATACCCATTTCATATAATCTTCAACTTTTATCCATTCAAGTGGTAAACTTTCATTAGGAATATTATTTTCTTTTACTAATCTTTCTAATACTCTTTGATCCCACTCTTCTGGAGTTTTCTCTTGTTCTACTATCCATAAATCTACTACTAATTTAGAAAGTTGATTATTTGGAAAGAAAATACTACCACTTAATAATTCTGTTTTAGACTTATCTGCCCACTCAAACCAAGCAAAAGAAGGTACTTGTTGTTTTTCAAATACTTCCCAATCTGGTTGTCTTTTAAATAGTGCATCTGAATCTACATAAAATATATCATCATCTGTAGACTCTAGTGCCCATTTAATTATCATGGGCTTTTGTCCGCAGTTAAGTTCCCAACTATTGAGATTTTCTACTTCGTAAATCTTATAACTAACCTTATGTTTATCCATTGAATCACGCAGATTATTTGCATAAAATTCATAATTTGTATCTTTTGTGTAGAAACTAACTACTTTCATTTGTTATTTTTCCTTTTTGTAAAACTAAATGCACTGCATGTGCCCAATGTATATCTTCTACGAATAAGCAGTGCACTGTATCATATCCTAATTTTTTAATTGCTGTCAATCTTTGATTCCCTGCATAACAGAGAAAAGATTTACTTTCGTCTCGTGGTTGAATTAGATCTGGTCTTATTCCTCTTATTGCCAAATCATAATTCTCTTGTGTATTGTTAATCAAAATAAGTGGAGTTGCGAGTCCTGCTGTCATAATGCTATCTCGCAAAGCTATATTATCTTTGTCCTTTACAGGCATAAAAATAGTATCAATGTGCACCATTGTAGGTGCGTATTCTGATTCTTCTAATTTGTTCTCTTTAAATAAATATGCCGATACTTTATCGACTGTGGACTCAAGAGTCCGTATGCTGGTATTCAATACCTAATTTCTCCTCAATTTGTTTTAATCTTTCTGCTAAGCTATGTATTTCATCTTTTAACTCAGTAGCACCGCCTGGTGCAACAGGTGGGTGAGTCCATTCCTCTAACTCTGCTACTCTATCTTCTATATGTTCAAGCCAATCTTCGTTTTCTTCAAAACGATTTTGCACTAAGGGATTTCTTTCAAAGAATTTTGCACCTTTGGACATAATTCTGTAGTGATGTAAATTTGATAAATAATCTTTAATTTGTTGAAACATTTTCTGTGGTTACTGTTCTATAATATATTACTACTTGTTTTAGTTCTTTTATATATCTTTTTAACTCTTGCATGTTGTATGCCATAAGTTCATAATCAGGCACTGACATAGCAAAAAATACTACCTGTCCTGACTCTTTTTCAACTCTTGCTAAAAACTCATCTAAGTTTTCTGCACTTACCACATACCAATATGGCTCTTTTAAATCTATTTCTCTTGGTAATATTGGTTGTGCTATCTGCCTTTCTATCGGCTTTGCACTAACCTCAATCTTTTTTGTTGGGAACAGACTGCACTGTGAGACCATCATCAGCGGCATCAATATCCCTGCTATCGTTTTCAATTCCATCGAATACTTCCTTTGTTGCTTTATTTACTTTTGGTTCTATTAAGCCAGGCTTTGCAGCTGCTAACTTAGTAAGGTTATGTCTTTTAAATATGTCAAGATAACGATTCATTTCCTTTTGTATTTCTTGACCTTTTATTTGTAATTCATTTAGTTGTGATGTCTGTAAAGCAAAATCATTTTGTAAGCTACTAATTGCTTCTTCTTGCATTTGAACTGCACTTTCTAACTTGGCATTATTTTCTTTTAAGGTAGAGTTCTCGTTCCATAAAAGAAAACATGCACCTGCTAAAACTACGCTAATTCCTAGAAATACTTGATTCATCTTTCCATTTTTCCTCTTTGAGCATCGTTACAAATTCTTGAATGTATTCTTCTAGTGTCATTCCTCTGCTTTCCGCGTGTGCCGCGGCTTTTAGTAGTAATTCACTATCAAACTTAATTTTCATCTCAGACATGAGACCAATCTTTTCCTTCAAAAAGAAGTGCTTCTGCTTCTCTGCGTCTAGTAAGTCCTTCAAGAACTTTACCGCCTGCTTTGTTCCATCTTTTAATCTGTGCTGGCACATCTTCATATTGCCCTGCATTGAGGACTTTTAACATTGTGCTTGATTTAAGATTTGTTGGACCGAGATTGTATGTCCATGATACCAATGCATCAAACATGCACTGATCTAATTGATTTTCTACTGCATTTAAGACATGATTTTCATACTCTACTAATTCTTCAAGTAGCATTTCTTCTGCTTGATCTTTTGTAATTGTCATGCCTTCATGAACACCTTTAATGTGTCCATATCCGATTGTCCAAACTCCTACTGCATCTTGATAGGCTTGGAGTTCACAACCTTCAAACTTTTTAATTAGGGCTAAGCCCTCTGCTGATATTTTCATATGCTAAAACTCTCTCCACAGCCACACTGTGCTGTTTCTTGTGGACTTTGTATTACAAATCTTTCATTTAGTCCATCTTCTTCCCAATCTATGAAAATCTCTTTTACATATCCCCATGTCATAGGATCAACTGCAATTATATTGTAAAATGTTGCATCACTTGAAATGCTTGGTTCATCAAGATACTTCAAGTTATACGACCACCCATTGCAGCCATTTGGTAGTAAGGTGAGTCTAACTCCCCATACTTGTTTATTTTCTACTCTTTGTTTGAGCTTTTCTAGTGCTATGTCGCTTACTGTTATCATGCGGTGTTAGCCTCCGTATTGATTCTTCTAGTTCCTTTTGCAATTTATTTGCATAGTCTAGTAATTCTCTGTCTTGACTTTGACGCTTTGCCTTAAGACGAAGCGTACTCTTGCGAGTACGCCTCGATTTAGGTCTTTGACAATAGACAATCAAACAACATATCCTACACTGGCTACTACGGCTATGCCGAAGAAGCACACTAATGTAGCTTGTTCTAATATATCTCTTATGTCGTCATATTTATCTATTTGTCTAAAACTATCTATAATTGATTTCATTTAATATCCAATACTTTACGATTGGAGTTCGGAGTTTTAGACAGTGCGATAGTCAATAGTCCATCTACTAATTCGACAGAGTCTACCTTTAAGTCTGCGTTTAATATAAACTTTCTCTCAAAAGATTTAAGACTTAGTCCTTGATGAGTGAATCTTTCACTATCACCAAGTTTGCGTTCTTTTTTCCCCTTGATGAGCAGTTCATTATCTTCATGAACTAACTCAAGTTCCTTCTTAGACCAGCCTGGCACTGCAACTTCTATGCGATAATTGCCTGTGCTTGTGTTTTCAACTATGTTATATCTTGGGTATGAAGTATCGGTGTTATGCAACAGCCAATCATTATTCATTCCAAGCCAAAATTTACTAATATCAATCGTCATGATTTTCTCCTAATTTCCTTTTTCAGTAAAACTATGTCCACCCTTTCGGTATGAACGCCAATGTGTAAGAACCATTCCTACACTTCAATATAATTATACTATAATTTGACCTTAAAGTCAAGATAAATTTTTTAATTAGTCATCAAAATCAATCTTACCCTGTGCTTTCATGTAGTCTAGCGTGTCTCCGATTCCGACGCGTCTACCCACATAATATGCACCAGCAACACTAGCGATTAATATCATTAAATATGCTATATCTATGTTCATGTTTTTCTCCAATTATAGATATTATACTATATTTCTCAGGTGGTGTCAAGAACTAAATTACAACTTCCCCGAAAATATTTCTTGACACATGGTTTACTATTTGTTATAATAATAGTATGAAATTACAGAGACAAGGTAGATGGTCAGATAAAGAAAGGCAAATACTTAAAGACCACTATAATGTTTTA